TCGTTCGCGGCGTCGGTGGCCGCCCCGGCTCCGGCGATTAGGGCGGACAAGCCTTTTTTGTAGTTACATTCCCCACCGGTTTCGCGTTCTGCAAACAGCAAGCTTGCAGGAAATGTATATATCGTCTGTTCTTCGTTGCTTTGGCTATCAAGGGCCACGATGCAAAGTCGCAACGTTCCACACCCGCCGCCGGCTGTCCATTCAACCGGGAGGAGTATGGACACTGTGCTCCCAACTGGCTGCACAAACTCAGTTGTGTCAAACCCGCTGAACCCGTCAACATATTCAAACCGGTATTTATATTCCGGCTTAATAAGAGAAGCGTCCAGGTTGAACACCACGTTTGTGGCTTTGTGTTCTCCCCGGACGCCCGCGTCCTGCGGTGCGATTGGCTTCACACCGCTTGGACTGGCTGTATATTCTATTGTCCGAATAGCTGTCACGATAGCGCCCCCTTTAGTAGTCTGTCGATTGCCGTTTCTTCGTAGCTGGAACCGGAAGAAACCGTGCCAGTAAGTAGTTGTTCTCTCTGCTGTTTACTGCCATATCCATCCAGCAGTAGCAGAACCCGTTTCTGTTGAGCTGTCACCCCCATATTGTTTAGAAGCTCCTCTTTTTTGCGCTTAAGAGAACCGCTTACCGTATCCCCATTAGATTTTTTATCGGATTTCAGGTCTTTTGCCTGAATGCTGTAGAGAAGATACATAGAGAGCGGAACGCCGTTTTTCTTCGCCGCGTCCATGCTTTGGCGCTTTGATGACGCCTCATATTTCACCCCGCGGCTTTTCAGCATTTCCTCCTTGGCCAAATCCTTCGCATAGCTGTATACCTCCGAAACAGCATCTGTACGCTGTTCGTCTGTCAGCTTTTTATACTCGGATGAACCCGTCAGCTTGCTTAATAGTTCATAGGAGGTCTTCCCCATTGTCCTTTGATATTCCGTGTATTCCTCTGCGGTGAGAACATACTTTTCCCCTTGATTCGTTATGTTTTTTTGCGCAGAAGAAGGCAAGACACCGGCATTTCCCGTTTCTTCGTATAGCCTCTCCAGTTCCTTTTCCATGGAGGACGTTTGCTTTTCGCTGGTATAACCAGGGCTTAGGAAATTGCTGAACGCTCTTTCCGCAATGTTCCCGGTCGGCTCCTCGCGCCCCCAAGCGTCCACGTATGGCTGTTGTGTTTGCAAAGCACCGGGGATTTTGGATTTGTTTCTCTGCAAGGCCATTTGAATCGTGGGGAAAGCACTGCCTTGTTCAACATAATTCCGGCGGCGAGTATCGTCCGAGGTTCTGGCTATCTGTCCAAGCAGGGTCGGAACCCCCTGGCTGAGATAGCTAACCCCCGCGTTCATTCCAAAATCCACGATAGGATTATCGCTGAACTTTACGTTCTCAATGGCATCGTTAATCCCCTGTAGCATGGACATATTCACCATTGGCTCGGAAAGGTTTGTCAACGATTCCAGCAGCTTGGAAAGCGGCACTTCTCCAGTTTTAGAATCCCGGTATAAGTCAACGATTTCAGCGCCCACGAACAGAGGAAGCGCGGCGGGGGCCGCCCAGTCTATCGTGTATGATGTGTCCCCTATTTTTAACGCATACTCCTGCTCGCCCTGTAGCTTTGAGAATTGGTCGTCCTTATCGCCCCCAAGTCCGCCAGACAACAAACCGGCTGAAGCCAGCCACATACCCAAAGCCATAATACCCGTACCGGTAAGCCCAGAAGCAAAGCTGTCAATGACATCAGGCGCACTAATGGTTCTCTTTTCTGGCCCCGAAAGTTTTCCTTGCTTTAGCATCCGCCTCTCTTTTAATAGCTTTTGTAATTGATAGGCTCCTTTTAAGAGTCCGGCTGGGCTGTATTCCACACCGCGCTTGAGTATGTTTATAGGTGTTTTCTTGAACGGCAGATTTCCCTCGATGATGAACTGTGCGGCTTTATGCCGCCTGGACAAGTGATTCAGCGCCGATGCAAGCGCGGACGCATCTGCAAAGGTGGCCTTCTGCGCCTCTCGAATGGCGTAGTTTCGGCCCCTATTCAAGGTTTCCTCGGTAACGGTACTCAGGTCAATTTTATTCGCCGCCAGATATTGCATAAGCGCCCGTTCATAATGGATTTTTTTGAAGGCCAGGTCTTCGGCTTCCAGCAGTTTGGAATTCAGTTTCCCTGCCTTCTCTACCGGCTGCATCAGCTTGGATGTGAACACCTTCTGATTATCCCGTACAACGTCCGCCGGGTTCTTGCCGCCACCTCCGTTTATCACGTCCTTCATTTTCTGAAAGTCCTCGCGGACAAAATTCAGATATTCGCTTCTTTTGGAAAACGGTAAAGCGGAAAGGGCTGTTTTTGTTCTGGCTATCCCCTGACCGCCCGCCGCCTTGGAAGCGGCGTTCACCACGCCCTCTATAGCACCGGCCAAAAAGTCTTTGGTGTAAATGATGGGAGTAAAAGCCGCGTTTCCGACGATATTCCGAATGTGGGTTCTCGGGTTGCCAAGCATAGCGAGATACCGCCATGCGTTCCATTTGTCTAGCCAGGTAGACGGAACCTGCTCCGCGAGGGCAACCAGCCCATCGTGCATTATCTGGTCAACGGCTTCCGTGTCTCTGGGGTTCACCCTCTGCACTCTGTCGATAATGGTCTCCGGAATTTTAACATTGCTGTCCGGGCGTTCCCTGTTGATGCGGTCGGCTACCTTCTGCAGCGCCATCAGCTGGCCCTCCGGCGTCATGCGCTTTAGCATGGACATGGCCTGAACCGCTTGCCCTGCATTAGTAGCGACCGTTGACAATTCGATAATCATCTTTGACGCCAGGGCCGGATCGTTGTTTTTCCCGGCAAGCGTAAGCAGATATTCGCCCAAGGCCACATCGTATTTGCTGGGCATGTGCTCCCCGTTTACCGCCGCGTTCCACTGTTCTATCGCCTTATCCAGCCCCATGTTTTCGACCGTGCTGACCGCCCGTTCCATAGCCTCGTTGTTGCTAATCGGAACATAGGCATAAACGTCGTTCATCACGTCCTGAGTAATACCGTTAATGAAGCTGTCCGGAACCTGAGAAGCCTCGGCAGCTGTGCGGACGTATTGGCGGGTGCGTGTTTGGTCGTTGGTCTGCTTTGGAATTTCCACGTCTCGAGCGGGTGATTCTCCGGGCTTGATGGCACCGTATTTTTCAATCAACGCTTTCCAGTCCGCAATAGTGTCTCCACTGCTTACCCCGATAGAATGCCGTATATCCGAATCGCTGCTTGGATTAATGTTGTTGGTCAATTTCGCTTGCTCCGGCTCAAAAATCACACATTCTTCCCCGGATACAATCACACCATCATAACCAAGTGCCTGTAGAGTATCGCTGAATTTTCGATTGCCGAATTTCTTAATGAACTGCAAAAGAGAGGTATCCGGCTTAATTTTGAATGGGATATCAATCCCGGCCCGCCGAAATATTCCGGCCACCACATGACAATCGGCGTCATAAGTAGTCCGCAGAGGGTTGGTGATGTTCAGATAGTACGGCTTGGATTTGCTGCCGAATTCCTCTGCAAACGATTGGTCGGTATCGAAATAGAATCCGCTCCCCCATACGCCTGGGTCGTTGGCGCTTCCCTGTTTGGCCTTGTCAAACACGGTAAAATCTGCGTCGGTAGCGTGGTACACCACCAGAAGCCGTCCTTCATCGTCTCTGGCTTGGCTTTTTTCAAAATACCGCTCCTGTCCATCCGTCAGTTCTACGCCGTCAGAATTCTCCACCCTTGTTTTTAGGGCGTATCTTCCTGTGTCGTACGCCGGATTTTCGGATATACTGGTATTGACGCCGTTATGCGTTTGTGGTATAGTGGTGTTAAGATCCTCGTTCTTAGCCGCATTCGTGCGGATGGTGGCCGATTCGTTCGGCGAGCCGGTGATTGAACGGGGGTCTTTTTTTGCGCTTTGGAACGCCCCGACCGCTCTTACTGAGCCTATGTTATAGAGAACAGAACCGTCATCGTTCTTCGCTACAGACATATCGGCCACATACGTTTTTTTGCCGTCGGTTAAATAAGATTTATAATAATCCCAACCGTGTTTTGCAAATTCGCCATGTTTGCCACCGAAATCTCTTGCGTATCTATCTCTGCTTGCAGTTTGCAAAAGTTCGTCGGCGTGCGTTGCCGACTTTAGCTTAAGGCCATACTGCTCAGGGGTCATACTTCTGTCCCAGAACGGCATTTTTCCGGCAGTTCTTTCGCTTATCATGACTGTAAATCCATCTTTGGTGTTTATCTTTTTCCCTGCCAAATTATCAAGCATCCACTGCTCCAGCCTTTCGGGCCATTTCTGAGGAGGATAGCCATCAAAAATATCTCGTTCCAGGTAAACTACGTCGCGATTTTTGGCGTCTTGAATAATGCTGTATTGCTCGCCGTTTCTTTTGCTAAATGGCTCCATCAAAGCATCATGATACATTTTTTCAGCTTCGGCCATCAGCTTTTCATGATTAGTTCCGAACAGCTCCGTCTTCATGGAACGAATCCAATTTAAGATTCGTCTAGCAAGGCTCGGTTTTTCTGCTGACAATTGGCGGATTGCTTTTTCGCTGGTGAATAGATTGTCTCCTACATAATCAGCAATTAATTCTCGGATTGCGCCATCCTCGGTCAGCGTTTCTCCAAAGGCACCGTAGTCCGTTATCTTTGCCTGGATAAGCCTATCAATGTCTATGCCTTCATTTGAAATTACATCATTCAGAAGATAATTAGACAAATCGGCATATGCCTGTGTGCCTTCCAAACTGTGCGTCAGTTCGTGCTTGAGGATGGTCTTCACAGGATTCGGGCTATCCGCCGCAATATACAGCGTTCCGGTTTCAGCGTCGTATTTACCGTTTCTGCCCTCGCCAAGCGTCTCCACAAATTCGATGTTACGCCCGGTTTTTTCTGCAACACGTGCTGCCGTTTCAATAGACGTGGAATCGACATTTAAGGCTTCGCCTGTTTTCCGCGTTCTATATGCCGGAGTGGATTTATACTCAGCTGCATCAGAGGCTAATTCCATGGTTTTTCCAAGCAATCCAGCGGATACATTTTCCCCCGCCTCTTGTCTGCCACGCAAGTATTCCACATTCCTTGCAAGCTGAGTATTCGGATCCGCTACGCTGTCCGCCTGATTCAGAGCTATGTCCACTTCTCCGTTTTGGACAATTTGCTTTCCAGCTCCTCTACGGCTGGAGTATTGCCCAATACTCGCGGGAAGGTTCATTAGCCCTGCCGTTAGCGCACCCATAGCCCCGGCGTACAGTTTATCTTCTGAAAACGGTTGAATCTCGTTGTTCTCGTCAAGTATGATGTTTCGGACAACCGGGTCAAGAACCGCCTGCACATATTCTTCAAACCCTTCATCAAAGATGGACGCGGCGGAAGCGCCGACGGACTTTAGAAAATTTTGAACAGGGACGCTTTTGACAACTTTCCCAACCACGTTAGAAACCTTGTCTTTCAACCCAGGAATCTTAGAAACGGCTTTTGAAGCGCCGCCTTTGCCGACGCCCTTTAGTCCACCCAAAGCATATTGCAGACCGCCTTCCAAAGCGCCGTTGACGGCTCCATACAAAAGAGATTCTTCGGTAGAATATCCCTCTCTTTTTGTATCTCTGTAGGTATTTCCACCGGAAGTAAGGCCTGTCAACGCGGCACCAGCGGGGCCGCCCATCATCATAGATGGAGCCATTGCCGTTATGGAATCGGACAGATTGAACAAGGTTTTGTTTAGGCCGGAATCGTTTTGACTAGCCTCTTGTCCAATATAGTCCATTACGTTCTGCCGCACTGGATTTGTATTTCCTTGCGCCAACTGATGCAATTGCTCCAGGCCCGTTGCAACGCGGTTCATGCCGCTACCTACACCGTACAGGATGGACTTTCCTGGGCCGAGATTTTCGGTCGCTCTCTTAGCAAATGCCGCTTGTTCTTCTTGCTTCTTGGCTTCGCGCTCGTCAAGAACGTCAAAAATAGTTTTTTCCTCGAACTTGGGAAGAATCGGCTTTCCTGCGCTGTCTAGTTCGATGCGATTAATTGGATTTTTAGGGACAGAATTCGGATTGTTGTACTGGAATAATTTCGAGCGCTCTGCTAGTTCGTTATCGGAAAATACAAATTCGTCACTGGTAGTCAACACCTTTTTCTTGAGCGATTCAAAATCTAAGGTGGGCATTGGTGATTCCTCTTCAACAGAACCCAAAACCCTTCTTTTGATCTCATCGAACGTCAACCCCATAAATTCACCTTCTTTTATAGGCCATAATATTTAATCAGGTATGCCACTTCCGCTTCGCTCAGTTTTCCACTATCATATAGTATGGCTAAATCGTTCTTGATTGCTGTGGTTAGCTTCTCGGTGTATTCTGTGCTCGATCCGGACATTCTTTTAATGCCCTGCGCCGTCTGGTTCATTTGATTAATATACCTTTGCGTATTTTCCGTGCCTTTAATAGCTCCTCCGGAAATCCATCCGACGCTTCTAATATAGGCGTCTATTTCGTCCTTTGAATAACCGGCGGCGGTCAAAGATTCGACAATAGCTTTTTGTCTTTCAAACTCCTGCTGCTTTGCTTTCTCTTGCGCGGCCTCTTTCTGCTTATCAGCCACCGCAAGAGCGTTCTGCCTGTCAAGCTCCGCCTGTCTGGCCTGTTCATCCCTGGCTAAATCGGCGTTATACATGCTGGTTCCCTGTTGCATAGCGGTATTATAAGAACCCGCCAAAGCATCGTTGAACCAATTGGACGTATTGCTTCTCACGCTGGCCTCCTGCTGCTGCTTCTGGGCCGCGCCTGCTTCAATGAGTTGGGCAATTTTGTCCTGCAATTCCTGGGTCTTTTTCTGCTGCTCCAGTCGGGCGGCCGCGTCCGCATTGCCGCGCTGCACAGATAGAGCGGTCTGCTGGGTACGGTTCAGGCCGGAATCGGTCAGGCCCATGTTGGCCATGGCTTCCTCTACCTTTCGGCGGCCAACCAGTTCCTGCACGGCATTGGCGTCAAATTGCTTCTGATACGCCTCCGGAAGCTGCTCTATTTGCGTTTGATAAGGCTTAGTGGAAGCAGCCGTTGTACGGTCAATCGCCGCATTCACACTATCAATAAGCTGCTGATCCGATTGCTTCCGCTGCTCGTGAATTTGGTTTAACGTCCCCTGACCCTTGCCGTATAATTCGTCAACGTATTCCTGTATTGACCTTGCCATTTATCTCACTTCCCCGTATACTTCGTATCGAATAACCATGCCGTCCACCGCCATGGCGCCGGCGCTATCGGCGCGGATTCCAAATCGTCTTATGCGGTTTACATGAGGCGTAACGGCCCACACACGCATATCCCCATCCCCATACATGCCGATTCGGTATGCATCCTCCTGCGTACCGAATTCCGTCACATAAGACAGTGTGATGTAACCATCCGCCACATCGGTGGCACCAATGTGCAGCTTGCGGGCATTTTTGCGCCGTTCTGGACGACCGAAATCAAATAGTTTTGTCTGGAACGCGGAGTGGATTGGGGTTGTGCCGTCAAGAACAAAATTCGTGGTTTTGGAATCTGCATCACCCGCCAACACATAGCGGATTATCCAATCTTCCGGTATACTTGTTTCTTCCGGAACCACCCGCCCTCGTCCAATCAGCACACAATTTTGACCGTCTGACAAGGCATGTATAAACCCCGTCTCCTGATTACTAAAATCCCATATGTACCACAATAAGCGCCGCGAAATCTTTTTGGGATCGGCGTAAGAACCTATTTGCGCAAAGGCGTTGTCCTTATAATTAAGAACGAGAACGCTGTTTTTCTTTCCAGATTCCAGATTCCCATTTATGAGCAGATAGTGCCCCTGCCAATCGCACGAAACTAGGCCTTTCGTGTTCGACCACCCGGCAAGTACGCTCTCGACGGGGCCGGATACATCCAATATATTCCGCTCGCTGTATTGACTAGCGGAACACAAGACATAAACCTTGCGGCTAGAGGAAGCCCATACCAGGCGATTATCACATAATTGTATGGTTCCGGGACAGTCGCATCCGATATTTGCGTGAATTTGCGTAATAGGGAACTTCGCCATATTGGCAGCCACGTCTATGATTTTACCGTCAATTACGTCCTGGGCCGTGAAGTCCCCGCCAGAAACATAAGTGGCGTAATACAGCTCCCGTTCCTTGAAAACGACCAACATATTTTCCTGCTTGGCAAACGCAGTTACGCTCTGGTTTGATTCTCCTACATATGCGTAGTTGTTCTCCGGAAAATACAAGGGATTGTTCGTGTCACTCCAATGAACAAGATTCTTGTGGCTTGAGTTTCCAGACACAAAATAGCGCGTACCGCCATTAATTCCGGAACGATCCCCGCCGAACCATGTCCCAAATTTCATGCCAAAAATTTTTGCTTTGTCAGTTGTCTGCTGACCGAACGCCGTTACGACTATATCGTTGTTTATCCCATTAGACGGTAGCGGTTTTTTCTGCCACGGCCCCGGATTGGTCTCTGCGTTTTCTCTTATCCAGGTTTGAATTGTGCCGTTTTCTTTAGAGGCTGTGAATTTAACCTCACACGCGGCAGAAGCGTCCTCTGAAAAGTTTAATGTAAGGACGTTGGATTCCGTCTCGTTTGCATCGATCGTCCACACCGGGACGGTGCTTCCATACATATAAGATATTGAAATAGGCTTGCTTCCATCCAAATTCTTTTGGGGCAAGACAAACCGGCTGCCTTTACCATCGGATGTAAACCCGGCTCGGAAGGCCGGTGTCAACATGTTATAACCTTCAAGCAACGTTCCATTTGGCGATTCCGGATTGTATAAGTCCGAATCTGTCCCCCTTCCGTTCACCGTAACCATAGGGGCATAAATTTCCGAATCGGCCAGTTTAATCCACGCTGTATGGCTTGTGTTCAATTCATACACATATCCTATATTGCTCTTAATCTTAACGAATGCATAAAACCCACAGCCCTTTGTTTTGTGCCCACTTTCTATAAGCTGGACATTGATTGTGGGCAGCGAAACAATAATTGTAATAGTGTTTCCAAGCTGTGTTTTTGTTCCATCTGAATGAAGCAATTCTATGGCGATGTGCGGATTAGCGAGCGGATTTTGAATTGTTATAATCGCTTTCATTGGTTCCCCGAGAAGATGATATGATTCGCTTGAGAAACTAACGGAATCAAACGGAAGCGTTAATTTTTCTATCTTCTCGGCATCGGTCATCAACCCCGGCCGTGTCCGGAGAGCCTGATCCTGCCACCACATATTGCAAACGTTGGTAAGCTGGTTATCCTCTACAAGATGTGGCGCATCCTTGAGGTTTACGCCGCCATCCAGCTTAGGAATAGTCACCCTGTACTGCGGACTTGCCTGCATTTTTGGAATACGCATGTTAATCCTCCCACACATTCGGTAGCACGTCGCCCCGTCGCACTGGCGGGCGCTTCACGGCGTTCCGTTTCTGCTGATACAGGCTGGAATAAAACTGCTGATTTTCCCCGTCCCCCTCGGACTGCGCCAAAAACATAGCGACGCCGTAGAGGATGGCGCTTTCTACGGCGTGCTGAGACAGCGGAATATCGTCGTTGATGTTGGAAAGCGGGATATATGCGTCTTTACGCTCCAACGGCCAAATATCGGCCATCACCTGATTGACGATATTTAACCCGCGGCGGAACAATTCGGCCGATTGTGCGCCGTTTACGGCCCCATCTGCACCTGTATATCCCAGCAGGGACATAGCCCGCCGGAACACATCGTTTCCCGTCCGCATTACATCACCCCGATTTCTTGTAGCATGGCCGCCTGCTGCTCCGGCGGCACAGAATCAAACGCTTGGCGATATTCCGGCGGAAGCCCGTCAATGATGGATTGCACATCAACACCCTGCTGTTCAGGCGCTTGCATGGCCGCCTCTTCCTGCGCCCTCTGGGCCTCCTGCATCTCGCGGATAAGCCCGGAAAGATTGGGAACAGAGCCTTTGGGCAGCCGCTCCAGGTACTGCTTAGGCGTGATAATCTGGGAAGCTAAGAGATTATCCAGGGTGTTCACACTTTGAATTTCACTCCACAAGGCGGACGCTCCCACGTCAACCTTTACCGAGATAAGCAAATCCCGGTACTTCTCGCTGTCAAACGGCATATACCACACACCGTTTTCGTCCTCGATTTTCAGGCTGCGCCGCCCGTACATGGTCACCCACATCTCGGCCCACACGCGGGCCATGTCCTCAATGAAGCTGTAAAACCGGTTCTGCACCGTCTGCATGGGCATAGTAGCCGCTTCCCGTACCGCCACAATAGCCGAGGTGTTATCCGGTCGCACGTCGCCCAACGCTGCGTCGTTGGCTCCTGATTGCGTAAGGGTGTTGCTGATGAGAGAGGTTATGTTCTGCTCAAACGCCGGGGCAAAGTTCGGCGGATTGACATAGCGCATGGCGTTTGCCATGTCCTCTCCGTTTCCGTTGACCTCGATAAGCTGCCCCGGATCGTTTGTAATGGGCTGCTGCACAATATCCCGGTTCACGATGGTGAGCGGCATACCCAGCATCATAACGGCCCAAACATTGGCCGTCAGCATCCGATTGATTGCGATCTGGTTGGGAATGAGATAGGTAATTTCGCTTTCGCCATAAGCGCAGTTGCGCCGGCGTTCCCACCGAAACGCGGCCAGCGGGTACAGCCGCAGTTTGGTGTCCCACCTGTACCGGATAGTAGCGCCGCGCACGGCCACAGAGGCCATAATCTTGCACGTGCCGTCCTTGGCCCACTCTTTCCAAAACTTTGTTAGCACAGTGGTTTTGCGGCTGCCCTCCGGCTCATCCTCTGACATGTCGCCAGCCATATACCCGGTATCTCTGTCCGGCTTAATCGCATCGATTTCAGCCTCTGAACGACCGTTGCGGCGGGCCTCACGCTGCAAATCCGCAACGCTCTTGCGCTGGGCGATAATGATATAGGGCTGCGCCTGCACGTCATATAGATTCGGGTCGCCAAAGTACACGTTTTCAATGTCCAGCACTTCACACGCAATATCTCCCTGAATCGGCGTGGTGCCGGATTCGTCCGCATATAGTCCCGTGCGGATTTTATCGTCCCAATAGGTGTACAGTACGCCGGTGCCAGACACATAGGCGTTGCGCAAGGCCTGCTCTTTCAAGTCGTCAAATTTTACCCGTTCCGCCGTGGTCTTGAAGTAGTCGGACAGCGCGGTCATGGTCACGGCCAGCTCTTCCTCCGGCGGAAGGCCCATGGTTTCCTGCGGTGAAACCTGTCCCTGCGCAAAGGCGTCTCGCTCGTCTCTGGCCCGGTCGCTGATACCGACGGTGTTTGGTACGCCCTCCACCGAATAATTAACGGTGACCGGATTGGACGCCACCACGGCCATTTTATAGTCGCCAATGCGCTTGATAACGTTGTGGCGCACCAAGGGCCGGTCGTTGCCGCACCGCGCCCCGTGCCACTGGTCGCCAATATAGAACCGCTCGTTGATTTTCCCTTGCTCGTACAGCCCTTTACGGCCCAAGCCGGATTTAAACGTCCGCCCGGCCTCGTATTCCGCAAATATCTGTTCCGGCTCCCACGGCTTTCTTTTCATGCGTATTCCTCCGTTCCCCTCCGGCGGTTCATGCGCCACCGGAAAGCATATAGAAGCCGCCGAGCGGTTTCCCACTCGGCGGCTGCGGATTATCGGGTATAGGCGTAGATGGTGTCCTGTAGGGATTTTTTGACGAACAGGTCGTAGTACAGGCGGTAGTCAAATTTCCAGGCGTCTGCCCTTAAGTTCTTGTCCGGCTCGAAGATGCGGACCTTCTCGGTCTTTTTGACCAGGGAAGCAGCCCGCTTCGGCAGCACCAGAATGCCGATTTTCTTTGCGCCGGAAGCCGGGACGAACCCGCCGGGGCGCTGGTCTGCACCGCTGGATCCGCTGTTGTCGGTCACGCCGTCATAAAACGTGTATGCCGTCTTCATGCGGTCGTCTGCTACCGGGATAATCGGCACGTCGTTCAGCTTCTTGACTTTGGTATTGATTTCGCCCTTGCGGAAATCGCTTACCATCAGCTGTCGGGAAAGCTCGGTGGTGTTCATCGTCGCCGACCAAACTTCGCTGTCAACAAAGCAAACGAGTTCCTCATCGTACCCGGCCACAGCCTGCACCTTGTTGATGGCCTCGGTAATCATTTTGTATACCTGGGAGGAGGGGGTACCGGTCACGGTGTGGGATTTGGTAGTGGCCAGGGTAGCCAGTTTGGACAGGACATACGCGTCCATTTCAGGCGACACCTTGGTGCGGATAAATTCGCCCATCACCTGTCCGGCCAGATTGGCGATACCGGTTTCGTCGTTGTCCTCTCGGTCAAGCTGGAAGGAGCGGCCGCGATCCATAGCCATCGTATAGGCCGTACTGGATACGGTCAGCGCACCGGTGACAAAGCCGTTGTCGCGGTCGTAGTTGCCGAGGCCCTGCATGTCCACATCCGGAATCAGTACAGTACGCGCCCCAACAAATTTGCTTCGCATGGCGTTGTCCGCGAAGAAACTGGTCTGAGCGGACTGAACCAGCGCCTTGTCCAGTTCTCCAGTAAGTTTAGACTGGAATTCTAAAGAATTGATAGTGCTTTCTGTAATAGCCATTATGTATTCTCCCTATCTTGCCCACACACCGGCCAGCATGGCGTCGATGGTGGGGTTTGTGGTTTCGCCCGCGCCCTCGGCTTGGGAACCAGCGGACGCTTTTGCCGCCTGCTCCTGTGTGGCCTTGGCTGCGGACACTTTTTTGCTTTCGGCGCGCTGGTAACGCAGATAGGCGTCGGTAAGGTTTTTGCCTTTTACTGCCGCATCCAGCACGGATTTGGGGACAGCGGAAAACTCCGCTAGTTCGGGAAATTCCTGCTGCAGCTCCACGAACTCATCGGCCAGCCTTTTGGCAAGGTCGGCCTTTTCTTTTTCCTGCGCGGCTGCTGCTTCCTTTTGCGCACTTTCAGCGGCGGTTTGGCGCTTGAGCTTTTCAGCATCAAAAAGCCGGTTTGCAAGCGCCTCGTTTCCGTCGCACTCCGCAAGGATAGATTGATAAAGCTGCTTGTCCTGGCTTTCCGCCAGGGCGTCCACCATCTCCTGCATACTCTTGCCGTTCGCCGCCGCCAAAAAGCGAATCTTTTCGAGCGTTGGGGATAATTCTTCAAACTTTAGACCCTTTTGCGCTAGGGATTGCGCCTCTTCTAACGAAAGCTCCCGGCTCTCATGATTGAACTGGATGGGGATGGTGATAGGCTGCTGCACGTCCTCCGTCGATTCCGCATCCGGTGTGGTGCCCAGAGCTTTAGCTTCTTCGGTCGTGGGTTCCGCTGCTGCGGTAGCTGTGCTTTCGGCGTCTTCCTGTGGTGCGGATTCAGCCGGCTGCATAATTTCGTTTTCTTCCATGATTTAATCTCCTCCCGCCCATGGTGAGGGCGTTTATTCCGTCGGCTCCTGTGCGGTGCCGTCGTAGGTTAAAAAGTTGGCCCATTCGCGCCGGAGTTTTTCGGCGGCTTGCTTATCGATGGCGCTGGCAGGCTCCTGGTTGCCCGTATTTGGCTTTTTACGAGTGGGGCCGTCCTCTTGCCCGGCCAACCAGCAGACCGGTTAAAAACGCCGCCAGAACCCATCCAGCGGCGGCTATAATCCATATCACACATCCCACCCCCCTTGCATATCTCTTGGTGTTACCCCCGTCGGCGCATAGCCGCGCGCTTTCGGCTGGGCTTCTGCCCATGGGCGGATTTCGCTTTCCAGGCCATAACGAAGCGCATCCAAGCAGTGATTAAAAGCGTCAATCGGCTTATTGATATACTCCCCGGATTTCTTATCCTTCTGCCATGTGTAGTTTTCAAATTCTTCAATGGTACGGCTGCATCGTTCGTCTACAATAATTTCCTGCTGATTCAGCCACTGAATCCCATGCATGACACTGTCTGTGCCCTTTCTGGACGGTCGAATACGCGGAACACCCAGCAGACGGATTTCGTCTATACTTTTCTGTTCCGCGCAGTCTGCAATGATTCGTTCCTTGGCCAACCCTAAAGATTTTATCGTTGATGCTATCTTGTCGTTAAGCATTCCTTCGCCCTTGTATTCTCCAATAATAAAGACCTTGTGCTTGTGGCCGTCATACCACCCCCAGACAAGCGCAGAAGGGTCATTGATGTAGCCGAAATCTAATCCGCAAAAGAACTTAGCCCCTGCATACTCCGCCGCCGCAATTAGCCGCTTGGTCACACATGGGTATACCAGTCTGTCCAGCGTTGCAAACTCGCCCAAGGCGTAAATGCGATAATAGGCCGGGTTGCGCCGCTGCATATCCTCCAACATGGCGCAATAGTCCGCGGTAAGAAAGCGATTATCCTTATAGGTGGTCTGTATAACACTGGCGTTGTCAGGCTTTTTTACATAAAAATACCCGTATACCCAATTGGCCTTGGATACCGGGTTAAACATAAGATATATCTGGGGGTCTGGTTCGGTGGGGCGAAGCCGCAAATCCAACTGAAGAAAATCTTCTTCCGTAAGTTCCGTGGCTTCTTCGATAATTATGTCCGTAATTCCTGTGATAGATTTTATCTTTTCCGGATTGTCCATGCCCTTGAATATGAACATGGAGCCGTTATGCAAGGTTATTTGATAATCGGAACGATTGACCTTAGCCGCACCAAGGAATCCACTGGCTGATAAAAGGTCTAGCATCAACTGAAATATAGAATGTTTCAGAGTAACGCCTACTTTACGCACCACAAGCACCTTGCGCCGCCGATTTAGGGCTTTTAGTAGCATCTTCTGGCATGCACCGTAACTTTTTCCGCTGCCAGCGCCACCGTAGTATACCTCAAGGCGGCGGGAGTAATCGTCTATATGGTCATACACCCAGCCGTTGAAGGCAGATGGATTCAACGCCTTACCCATCCTTAAACCACCCACTATCTATATCCGTGATGGGTTCTACAGGTTTGTCCCGCCAGCTTTCGGGACGCCTATTTTTCAACCAGAATATTTGCGCCGTTGTGTCCGCTGGAATGTGCACTTCGTCCACGCCAGTTTGCAGTTCTTCCCGTTCCATTATTTTTTTACCGGTATCCTGGTCATAATCCACGATGCGCACCTTGAACGTTTTTTTTACTTCCACGTTGTATCCCATAGCCTTTTTCAGCAAGGCATTTTCTACTTCGATATCCACAACTTCTTTGCCCTTTTTTAAGGCGGAAGAAATGGCAGGGAACTTATTTTTCCAAACCCTAAGCGTTTCGCGCGTTATGCCCATGTTATGGGCAATTTGTTCTTCCGTCAGTCCGTCTCGGGCCCAAGCTTCCACCAGAAGCAAGCCGTCCGCGCCTAGCCAATCTGCGTATTTCCCTTTAGCCATCTCCACCACCCCCTTTATTTTATGTATCCCCAAGCCCACCCTCCGGACGCTGTGCCGGCCTCGTCATAAAAACAAGAACGCCGCCGGGTAATAAATCCGGCAGCGCTCTCTAAATTATCGCACTTTCATTGTAACACAGGATTTTGAAAAAAACTTCCCCTATTTTTCCCCTCTAGTAATCGATGAGGCCAAACATGCTAATCGTAAAGCTGTATAACGCCTCATCCTTCATCCGGTAGATCTGCGATTGCTCCACGCAAAAACGCTCCATCAACCATTCAACGTGCCGGATTGGCCTATCTATAAAAAACTTTTCCAGCACAATCCGCTGCCTGTCATCCAGCGCTGATAGTCCCCGCTCCGTCAGCTCTATTAAACGTTTTGTTGCCGCCATATTTAAATCCAGCCTTTGCCGCTCTGCTATGTTGTTTATCATGCTATCTTCAACGCGGCTACTTCCGCCCATGACCGGCGTAGTATCCATAGCGGAGCAACGAATGGATTTATATTTGTCCTCAAGCACCCGTATGCGCTCCGCCATGCTATCTATGGACTTCTTCCTTTGCCTATAATTTCTCAGATCGGCAATAGCTTCTTTTTGCCAGTTCATTATTCCACCACCGTTTTAAATGTCGTGCGCACTATAGTCGGATTTCCATCCGCGGCGCCCTAGATGCCGCCTTGGATTCTCGCTTTCAACTGCCTGCCGAAGTGCAAAGGACAGGTTGGAAATCAACATATCAAGATTATGTATCCTTCTCAGGTCATCCGCGCTCCTATGCCTCTTGCGGGCTACACTGTCTCGTCTGGCCTGAATCATACGAATTTGAGACAACAAATTATCGGAATCCTTCATCGTCTCCCACCCCAGACGCAAGCTGCGAAGAACAACCCCACGCAGGCTCCTGCGCTTGCCGCAAGCAGCAGATACACAATGCCCAGGATGGGCGATATGCAGATAGTCATGGTGTGGCCCCCTTGCTAATTTTCTCTCCGAAACTGCAAAAATCATCCGGATTAACATATGGTTCCTTCACGCCGCGATCGTCGCCCGTCGGAACCCATTTCGGGTTTGCGCATATCAACACCCGCGGGTCGGTTGGAAAAGGCTCCGCGTATTTGCAGCATGCACAGTGGACTATGCTTATAATGTCATGTTCCATCGCCAAGCACCTCCAATAGTTTCACGGCCTGGTCGTATGTAATATTGTCAGCCCTGACAAAGGAGGCTCTATGTGCCGCCTTGCGAATAACCTCTCTTTGCCGGATAGCTTCAAGCGCTTCCGCCGTGGCCTCTTCCAGATGCGTTCCTCCGTGATTGCGCGGCCATCCATTTTGGTTGTAATAATCGCAGCCCACTTTGATTCTGCCGGTTGGCGTTACCTTGTCGACGGTTTTCACGGTGTCATCGCTATATATCCCCCTGTAGCAAACAATCACCTTATCCCCGGCTTTTAGGTTTTTAATCCAGTCGTTATTCATCTTTTTTCACCTCCAGCGGTTCTTGACACAACGCAAATACTCTGTTTGCAAGCCATAGCCCTGCCGTTGTTTCGCTTTCATATGGGCCAGATTCCATAAAGCCCACGGCTAAATTTTCGATTTGGTCTAGGCTGGCTTTGTATTTATCCCGTTCCGCCGTAATACTGGAAAGGTCGGATATGGTATTCGACCAGCTGTTCCGGACGCGGACGATTTCCGACTCCTTTTCGGCAAGCTGCTTCTCTACGATTTGGCAACAGGCTTCCATCCCGTCGAGCTCTCCTAGAGTCTCTATGTACCGGCAATGTTCGTGTTCGGCGGTTGCCTCTGTTTCTGCAAGCTGCTTCTCCAGCGCATCGATAGCGTTGGCGGCTTCGTCAACATCGTCAAGCACGTTGCAATTGTCCTGGTCACGCAGGCGCTTTACCAGTTCCTCATACATCCGTTATCCCTCCTCTGCCGGCTGGTTCAGCCAGTACACCGTAGCCTCTATGGCTTCTTCCTCTGCCACATAGTTTTCTCCATCCGCCGCGATAAACGGCGCGTAGGCATCCCAATCGTCATACCTGGTCATATGCGGCGCTAACGCTTCTGGGCTGGCTGCGATGCGTTCGAAATTGGTTATCGTCTTCGGCCTATACGCACCGCACGGCCAAGTAAATCCGCTCCCCTTGCAATCTTCGTATTTTTTGCAGTTTTCACACTTACCCATCCTGCACCTCCGGTTTCCGCCTGTAGGCAAGCCAACCCACTGCGTGCAACCCGTGTTCGCCGTTTCCCTTCATGCCGTAGTAGGTCGCATCCCATAACCCGTCGTTTTTGTCTACGCAGTCGGCACCCTGTGCTTTTTCTTCTCGGTTTGACCAAACACTAACCAGACACCATGCCACGTTTCCGATGCCGTCAACGCACCACACCGGCTCCCCATCCATCTTGCGCAGTTCTTCCTGCGTCAGAGGATCATTGCTATGCTGCTGGGCGCGTAGGGCAGAAAGCACTAATTTATTGATAGCTTTCGCCCTCAATGTGGAAGGGCTGAAATCCTGGGGGAACAAAACGTGTTCAAAGGTCTTTATCGCGTCTTCAATCGTGACGTTCGTCGCTTCTTCAATCGTCATCTTCGCCCGTCTCCTTTCGCGTCAACGCAACCAAAGCAGCACCAAGTCGAGCCTGGGCTTCCCGTCGTCGTATTTTAATCCGTTCATAGATTTGTCCTTTCAACTATCGCGTTACTCTGTCTTTCGGTCGCTGCTTGCGGCAATCGTCATAGTGGGCGCACTCAAACGCGCCGCAGGAAAAACATCTGTTTACATCGTCAGGGGGGGCAACGCGTAACCACCAGCAATCATCCTTGTGCTTACAGTTGCCGCAGTAGTCCCGACGGTGGCAGCTATTGCATGTGCTTAATGCCATATCACTTCTCCTCCACGGTGATTTCCGTTCGTTTCTCCGCCCCATCCACGCGCCGAAGCACTAAATCTATCTTGCCAAAGCTGTCGTCCTCGATGATTCCGGCCTTGACCAGTCCGTCAAGTATCATCTTTCCGCTGTAGTTGTCCGGGTCTCTCCTGCGGTTATCGCCAAAACAGTAAGCCAGCGTCACAACGGAATGTTTGACGGGCTTTTCTGGCGTGGGTTTGCAGTACGACTTAACCAGCATAGCCCACGTCTTTTTCTGTGCTTGATACTCGCGGAAGTTGGTACGCCCGATAAACTGGTTATTGCTTGGCGGCACGTGCGGGATTATGTAGCGGTACGTCAAAACGGAAGATCATCCTCCCCGACAATTTCCTCAAAATCGGCCGCATCGGTGATGGAAAAGATGGAGGGCGTTTCGCTGTACTGGGGAATCTGGGAATCATACCGGGAGCCGCCGGACGGCGCTCCGCCTGCATTTTTGGATTCAGCAAAGAAAGCGTTGTCGATAACCACCTCAAAGGCCGTGCGTTTGTTGCCATCCTTATCGGTGTAGTTCCTAGACTGCAGCGAGCCCTGCAGCGCGATGCGCTGTCCCTTGTGGAAATACCGGCAGATGAACTCGGCAGTCTGCCGCCAGGCGACGCAGTTGATGAAATCCGCCTGACGCTGCTCCGAATCCTTGGGCTGGAATGCCCGGTCGACAGCGACGCTGAAGCTGGTCACGGCTGTATCCGTCTGGGTACGGCGCAGTTCCGGGTCAGTGGTAAGCCGTCCGAGTAAGCATATAACATTCATGTTGCATCCTTCTTTCCAAAAACAGGCACAAAATCTTGCACCGCCTTTTCATATTCATCCAGGTCGAGAGAGGAATCATCTATAGAGGTTGCAGCCTTCTTCCTTCCCGCCCGATTGTCATAGTTGCCTTCCAAAATCTTTGATAGGTTAGCCGGCTTTAAAATCCAATCAAATCCAGCGCACCACGCGCCACTCCGGCCTGCGAGGAAATCCGACGCCTCCACTTTTTCAAACAAGACAGTAAATCCGCCCGCTTTTTCTATTTCTTGGGCAGCGCGTTGGATCGCCTTTTTGCGCGGGTCGGTTAGGCTTTTAACTTTTGGCAATGATTTGCATACAGAATTAAAGATTTCTACAATTCGCCTACAATCAACGCGCGCGCCGACGCCAGTCGAGTTCTTTTCTATACTTTCCTCTCCTTTACTTTTCTTTTCTTTACTTTGCGGATTATCTGGCTGAATTACATTGTTAATCGGCTGATTTACGCCATTAATCGGACGATTAATAAATTTGTCAAGAATAATGCTCTTGGACGACAGCTCCGTCATTTCGCCTTCCGACAAAAGCCATATTCCAAAATCAATATCAATCGCCTTGCGGTCTACAGTGGCTTTGTAGAACACCTTCTGCACCCGTTTGGATGTTAGTATTTTGGCCCTGTAATGGTCGTCGCTAAATAGTCCACACGCCACCAGTTCCGCAACTATATCCGCGATTTCTTCTGTTGATACCTGATACTTACCAAATAAATATTGTTGTATCTCCCAAATTACGTCGTCCGGTTCGGAGTAGTCCAGGTAATATCCTTTGTCACCATAAATTAAATCAAGAAGAGCATCATACACCTCGTTGACCACATATCCGTGCTTCATTCTGGGCTTTCGGAATTTCCTGTCCTTCATCATGCCGATTTCTCTTGGATAATAATCCAGCCCCTGTTTATACGGGGCTCCCAATCACATCACCCGCCTTTTCTTTTGCTGTGCGGTAGCTGCACCAATCGGTAGAACATTGTTCTCTGTGGTATTTGCAGACCATACAATGGCGCATGCATACCGCCTGACGGTCAAACGCCTTACAGCGTACAACGCTCCGACCCGATGGCGTTTCGCCTATTTTCTTGCAAATTGGGCAGTTCACGAGCGCCACTCTCGTTCTATTTGATTTTCAAGCAGCCGGATTTGCAGTTTGTAAATATTAATTGCTTCCAAGGCGGATTTGTAATTTACATCGGCACAGTCGCGCTTGAAGCGAAGATCTGCTATTTCAGCGGATCCTCGGCATAGGTCGGAAATAACGGTCACGGGTGTTCCTTTATCCCTCTCGATTAGGATTTTTTTAGACAACGCCACTCGGTAGTCATGTTCAGCCTTGGCGCGTTCTCTCCCTCTTGCTCCAAGTTGCCTTAAAGCGCTATCCACAAGCGATACTTTGGCCGAAAGCTCACTCATAAGGTCTTGCCCGCTCATAGATAATTCCTCCCTATAAGGCGCATAAAATCTTCCCGTGTATGGGTTTCCTCGTACTTTTCCTGACATTCGCGCTTTAGTTGTAAATCAAAAGCTCTGTCGAAGTGCACGCCTCTATCGCTCCCGTTGTGCAGGTCGGCGCGAAGCCATACCCAGAATCCGTTTCTGTCGGATACAGAACGGAGGCCATTGCCAAAGAAAATGTGATGCTTGTGTAATCCGGCTGTAGCGCCGGACACATAGCACTCCTTATTCTTTTGCAGAATTGATTTCACTGGCCGTCGCCTCCTTCAAAGCTTTTTCGGCCGCTTTTATGCATGACGTGCACAGCATTCTCCCATACCGTCGCTCTGAATATGCTTCGATTTCACGGGGTGTCCACAATTCTCCGTTTTTCTTACGAATCCCAACAATTGCACTTCCGCAGTCTGCGCACGGGGTTGGCTCTGCGCTGTCCGGCAAATCTTCCCCGGCGTAAATATACAGGCCCAACCCGTGCCGGGCAATGGCTTTAGTAAGCGAACGCTGAATAGCCTTATTGACCTCTGTGCTCGTTACGTCGTTAACAGGTATGGATTGGTTGCGGTTGTTCATCACCGGCAGATATTCGATATGCTCCAGCCCATTCACCGTAACGCCGGTTTTTACCCAGCAGGTTTTACCGTCAGTGTGATAAAACCGGCCATTTCCATCCTCGTAGATGGTATATAGCGCATCTGGGTGCCTTTTTTTCAATTCCCCCCAGGCCCAAGCCCATGACAAATATGTAAGGCCGTTTTTGCTCTCGGTTTTTCCTGAAACATCTATGCTGTTCAGCTCACTGAAATAGTTATCCATATTGCCCCTCCTTACAAAAGACGGCGGCGTTTTTCGATACAATCCGGACACACCATAACGCCGCAAAAATCATAATATTCATCCTCGAATATTGGTTCCCCGCACCAGCCGCATATATAGTCAGGTTTTGCTTCCGGCCCCTCCGGGCACCCCGGCAGGTGCGGCCACGAATGGCACTCCTTGCACATTTTCGCTAGCCTCCAGTTCTTTGCAACGCTCAAACCAGTAGCTGCTGGTTTCTCTGGCCTGCTTAAGCTGCTCCCGAACATCATCCAATTCCATGATTACGTCCGCCAGCTTATTCAAAATCTCGGAGCGTTTTCGCTTCATTTGACAAATCCCCTTTCGCCCTGTATAATCAGGGTGTCATATTGTTTCCCCTCGCTGTCGCTGTCAGTGTTTGCGCCACTGGCGGCGACTTTCTTTTTATTCCAACTTATACGAAAGAACTCCATTTCTCAGCGCCCTGTTATATGCCGAAAGAATTACACGCGCGTATTTCAACGCCTGGTTTCTGGTGCTACTATCGGAACGGCCACGGCTTACAATCTCATCAGGCTGAAGCTTTGACAGCTGCCGAACGAACACTTTATCGTCCATTTCATTTTCGTAAGCCTTGACGAACAAAGCCGCCCCAGAAATTATGTACGAGCTGAGAGATGATGGCTTTCCTCCCCAAGTCTTCCGGATTATACGTAGCGTCCTGTACAAGCCGTCATACCCGAGTTGCTTATAGGCGTTCAAAACAGCACGAACAGAATTGATGTTGTTTGTGCAGCCGCTGCCGTTCTTATCTAGATTCCAAACAAAACCGTTCAGGCGCATCGCTTTTTGAATTTCCCTTACTCCATCGTCTTCCCCGGATTCTGCCAGCGCCCTCGTATCATCCGCAAGGCTCAGTTTCCTCTTGCTTGCGTCGAGCTGATGGTATAGCAGAGCCTCCTGCTCGTATGTAAGGCCGCTCAGTACCTTGCACTGCACCATACATTCGCGTCCGTTGTTCATCTTTTTAAGCGCCACAATCCTGTGCTGTCCGTCGATTACGTAGTATTTGCCGACGCGGAAATTTACTATAATCGGGTCAAGCAGCATAGGATTAAAATTGTCGATGATACCCTGAACGTTTTTTGCCTGAACTGGCCGCTGGTACCCTTGACCCGATGTAAGCACAGCAGTAGAAAGCTGCTTGTCGGTGTATGGCGTTGCACTGAAATCGGCTGGCATAATATCATCAATGCGTTTTTGGCTGTTCTTAAACATGTTCGTCTCCCCTTTCCGCGAGGCTTTCAAACCCCACCATGGCCGTTGACACGGCCACACTTATTTGTCTGATTTTTTTAAATTGCTCATCTGTTAAGGTGGCAAATGCGTGGGCATAGTATCTGTCCTGATACAGGCTAAGACCTTTCACAAAGGACGCTGCTGCGGCTCCGTATTCGGCTAACAGCATATCGGACGTACACGTGAAATCCTTTTCTGTGTCCTTTACGTCCGCTACGATTTGGCGTGTGCTTTTTGGCTTTACAAAATCATCAACACTTTTTATCTCGCCAGACACCAGCTTCTCGGCGGCTTCCAGTTGCCTGTCAGGTTCCTTGATTCGGGACAGTTGTACCGCCTTAGAAGGCCCTATCCCCGCTTGACGGACAATATCCTTGACGTCGGGCTGTAGGTCTCTGGCAATTTGAATCTTGCGGTTGACATGCCGAGGAGATATCCCCGTTTTCTCGGCGGTGTCTTCGGCGAAGGATTTGGTCTGAGACACGATGTCTTTGACCTCTATGTGCTGATTGCCACGAAATTGGCCGCCCTCATTAGTTCGTTTAGTCTCCGGATGAAGCGCCTCATAAATTTCCTTCCGCCGTAGAAGCTGCTCGCCTTGGTCAATATAGTTCAATTCCTTCCGCGTCAGGTTCTCGTCTATCTCCGCCAGTTCTGCACGCATCCCGTCCAAGTCTGTGACGCTGCATTCAATGTCCTTCATGCCCAGGCGTTTACATGCTTCCAATCGGTGTGCACCTGCTATTAGAATATGTGCTTGTGTAATGGTGATGGGGTTCAGTAGCCCCACTTCGCGAATACTGTCCATCAGGCTCATAACGTTTTCTTCGTCAATCTTTCGCCGCCCGTCACTGACACGGATATCGGATATATGTATTTTCATGCTCCGTCTCCTTTTGGCGGCTTGACAAATCCGCCCTTCCTGGTAAAATAGAAATAGTTGTTTTTTCTTATTTGCCGCCTCGACGTGTTCCAGCACGTCCGGCGGCTTTCTTTATGCCAATCATATGGCCTCCAACATATCGATTAGCGTTTTCACTTGGTCAGCCCGTGCGGCGTCCCATTTGGCAGCCCGTGCGGCGGCCCATGCGGCGGCCTGCGCGGCGTCCCGTGCGGCGTACTGTGCGGCGTACTGTGCGGCGTACTGTGCGGCGTACTGTGCGGCGGCCCATGCGGCGGCCTGCGCGGCAGCCAGTTCGTCGCTGGTGATTTCTCCGCGCACCCATTTGCGCTTAGCTTCTATCGCCGCAATACTGCGTGGATCCGGGTTTCTCACAAGCGCCATTGCCTTTTCTGCGCATCTGCACGCAAACTCGTGCAGTATGTCCGCAGGTACAAACTCCTCCCGCAGCACCGCCCACAGCCTGTCCGCTGCCGGTATACGATTTAACCGCAGGATGTCTAGGGCGGTTGCTTTCCCGCCCAGCTTACGGCAATAATACCCAAGCCGACGCCTGCCCTGTTCGCTGACTTTCCAGCACGGGCCAAACCCCAAAAACTGCTCATATGTTATCGTTGGCAGATTCATCGGTTATCGCCTCCAATTTTTATACCCACGGCTATCCCGCACAGTGCTAAACCAGTCCCGCCCATCAGAAGAATCGGCACAGGCTCCCATTCGGTAGCACAGGCGGCCAAGCAAACCAGGCCAACGCCGACAGTCAGCAGGATGCCGCGTAGAATTTGCATTATGTAGCCTCCTTCAAAGCGTCTAATATTCGCATCAACACCAGCGGAACGCTCAGCGGTATTTCTCCGCGCCGGTATTTAATAAGCAGCCGTCGGTTGATGGTATATGTCCATCGGTTTTTGCTTTGCTGTTTGGCCGCGCCAAACGGGCAATCGCCGTCCTGACACCATAGCCGGATATATTGCGCTGTCGGATCACCGCCAAGGAACGCGGACGCTTCGTCGGGGCGGACCTTTGGCAGAGACAATAATTCATCTTCAGTCAATTTGATTCACCTCCTTGAACGCCGCCCCACCGCGGGCGGCTTTTTCATGCTCTGACCTTGGCCAGCGTAGCAACGATGCCTTCGTCTTCGTACACCAGGTTAAGAACCCGCCATTTTCCGCTGGAAAGCAGTTCGTTGATTTCAGCCTCACCGTGAACCGTGCGCAATTCACGGATGTTCTCTAGATTCATGTTTTAACCTCCAATGCACTATATATAGTTAGAAACGTTTGTTTTACACTATATATTGACAATTTCGCCTATAAGTGGTATAATCACACCATCATATATTGAAAGTGTGGTGATACGATGCCTAAATGCAATTCCAAACAAACCAGCAAATCGGTAGCCTCTAAGGCTTCCAAGATTCTTTCCGATGGCCGTTACAGCAGCACATCGAAGAGCGTCGCTGGTTCCGCTCTGGCGCAAACCAAAAAGTAAATATTCTCTACCGGCTGAGCGTGGTGTTGACGGCACCGCGCTCAATCTTTTTTTCGGCAAAAAGATATTCCAGGGGCAAACCGTCAAAAAGGCATGCAGACATTTTGAAAGCTTCTGTTACCGAAAACTCCCTCTTCCCAGATAGCTTTGCGCCCGCCGTACTGCGATCTACCCCTAAAATCTCCGCGACATCTTTCACGCCATAGTTCCGCCTCGCGAGTTCCGCTCTGATATTCCCGAACGCAATCGTCTGCCTCACTTTTTTCACCTCCTCCGCCCTATCACGAGCTTTTCCAATTTGTGTGCATTTCCCACATCATGGGATAAGTCCTCTTTATCGGACACCTCCTTTGATAGCCTTTGATTATCATCTCGACAAGGAGTGATAATTTTGGGAAAAAGAATTACCCGTGTACCGTCAGTCTGGATTGTTCAAAGGATTCAATATCCTCTTGCCGGATTCGGTAGTCCCGTCCCAACTTGATGGCGGTCAACTTTTTCTTGCGGATCCAGTCCCAGACAGTTAGAACTTTGACGCCATACCGCTGCGCCACCTGCTCGCACGTGTACATTTCGGACATACTACACCTCCTCTCTTTGTGCACCTTGTTAGTTGTGTTTACTTCGGTTTTGTGATATTATGAATTTACGAGGTTCACAATTCACAAACCAGTGCTAGCTATGTTTTACGAGGTACATTCATAATATAGCACGGTTTTTCGAGTGTGTCAATCAATTTTTAGCTCTATTATCCGAGCTATAGCATAATTGGATAAACACACAAAGGTAGGTGCAATATTATGTATGAAATATTCGAAAAGCTTTTAATGGAGCGCGGTGTGACCGCTTATAAAGTGGCAAAGGCAACCGGCATTTCTACAGGATCGATGACAGACTGGAAAAAAGGCAGAAGTGCGCCAAAAGTAGACAAGCTTCAAAAAATCGCTGACTACTTCGGCGTATCCGTAGACTATCTCCTTGGCAACGAACCTAAAGAAAAAACGCCCGCCGAAGCGGACGTTACCTTTGACGATTTCACCTATGCCATGTATGGCGAGGCCAAGGAACTCACGGACGAAGATAAAAATATGCTGCTGGAAATGGCGCGTATGTTAAAGAAACGGCAGCAGGAAGGGAAATAGGCTGCTGCCCATGAATATTGACGCTCTCATCTCTCTGTATAACGAATTGCAGAGAGATGGCATTCTTGTCTTTGAGTGTTCCCAAAAATCAACTAAAGCTGTAACAATTAGGAATCAACTCGGGTGCGGTATTTTTATTGATACCAATCATATCGAAACCGTAGCCGAAGAACTCAGCGTCCTGGCCCATGAATACGGCCACTGTGCCACCGGGGCAACCCATGCTGTATGTAGCCCGCTTGACTTGATAGAAAAGCACGAATACAAAGCGGACAAGTTTGCATCACACAGGATTCTAGACCCAGCGGAAATGAAGATGGCCATATCTGAAGGCTACACCGAAGTCTGGCAACTGGCCGAGCGGTTCGGTGTCACCGAAGATTTTATCCGCCGGGCGGATTATATTTATAGGTGTGAGGGGCTTATAGAATAAAAAAGACCGCTCCGAGCTGCCACTCGAAACGGTCGGCGTGAATAGAATCCACAGGGCGTGAATTTCATCCACAACTATATTATACGGAATTGTAATATTTTGTCAATTCTTGTGTGGAGGAGTAGAAGTGAGCATTGGAATAAGCAGCGGAGACTTCAATGCAAATATGAGGGAAATGGTAAACAAGTATAGCAAAGAAAATGTGAAAAGGCGGGAGGAAGGGAAGCCCTTACCGGTTAACGAGTTGATAACATATCTACAGAATAATATAGATTCTACTTATCTCGACGAGCAGGCAATCGCGGCGCAGGAAGCATGGCTCAAGGGCTGGATTAGCGAAAGCGAAATTGAACAAGAAGTTCCAATGATACTGGTTGAAAAAATCTCTCGACTAAAACGAGAAATACTATCCGAAAAGAAAGCGCGAAGATTGGAAATATCCAAAACATCCATAGCCCAAACCGGCATCATCTTAGCTGTAGCGATATTGTCGTGTTTTTTCGTCCAGTCATACGATTCATCCCTGTTAAACTTTGAGCAATTTTCTATAATGGCTGTTTTAGAATCTGGGTTAGCCATATTTGGATTCATGTTCGCATCTGCGATAATTGTGGTTGGTGCTAATTTAATTTCAGAATTGCTTAATGGGCAGAAAAAAGCACTTCGAGTAGGAGTTTTTGTTGCTGTTTTCCTGCTCTCCGCCATACTGCTAGCATTAAGCGTATTTCAGTAAATAAAAAGACCGCCCAAGGCCCCCACCTCAGACGGTCAGTGTGAACAAAGGAACAGTTTATGGATACTGGATATATTATAGACAAAAATAATGCAGAATTACGATGGCTGGTATATTCCACTAGTGAAGATTGGGATAAAGGCCAAGCAGCTCCGTATATAGCAGATTACTGTTATGTCGTAAAAAAGGTTTTTGAAAATATTTTTGGTGTCGATTATGTTAATTCTCACAAAAATTTGGCCGTAATATATTCAGCGGATTACCCTATTATATTTAGAGAAAACCATATCATATTTTTAACTGTAAAAGGGGCTTTCTTTTGTCAGTGTATTTTTCAATTTGCTCATGAACTCTGTCATTTTTTTATACCAAAAAAAGTGTGTAAAAAATTCAGGTGGCTGGAAGAAACGCTTTGCGTATTAGCTTCTCTTTTCACACTGAAGACAATCCAAAGCGCCCAGGAAGATCCGCAACTTATTACCTTAATTGATACATATATTCAATCAGTTATCGTTCAGGAAGCTAAGCCAGCAGGTGGGATCCCCCTCGCCGAATTCATTAAAAACAATTATGATGATCTTGTTAGAGAGCCTTGTAAAGATAATTATTCATATAATAGGACTATAGCGCTAGGGTTATACCCGCTTTTTTTCGAACATCCTCAATTATGGGGTATAGTACCACATTTACATAAATTGACTGATGATATGCCACTAGAAGACGCGTTAATGTTTTTGTGTCAATCATCAAATCTTGAAACTATCAATCCAAATTTAATCGATGTTATGTGCTAGTTGAGTTTCATATTCGCCTATTAACTTTTGAATCTGTTTAATTCCATAACTCGGTATATTATACCAAACATTACCGTGTAAATCTCTTAGTTGTTCTTGCTCGGCGACGCTTATAAAAACTCGAACGGACTCAATAAGCCTTTCCCTAGAATAATAGTCACACAAATAATATTCTAGCCCAGGATCCCCAATAATTCCTTCATTGTTAATCATCGTAGTTCTAACACCTCCCTTAATCTATCTTTTTTTGTTTTCCCCTGATGTGTTAATACAATTATATCATGTTTCGAGATATATGTCAATATACGTCTTATATATAACGAAGCCGCCCAGAGCTGGAACCTCTGAGCGGTCAGTGTGAACAGAAACCACGGGGTATCACAAATTAAATGGAGGTAGATAGTGTGCAACAAGACAATTCACAAAGGGAATTGCCAACACGAGATTACACAGGGGTAGTAAACATCGGTGGCAAAGATTTGAATTGCGCAGTACTGAGTGATGGTACAAGGGTATTGACTGCATCGTCTGTATTTAAAGCATTTGGACGTCCAAGAAGAGGAAAATCATCTGGGGATCAAAGAGCGGCAAATATGCCATCTTTTATTGATGCAAACAACCTAAAACCCTTTACTGATGCGGTTTTTGGGTGCGGATCAGAATTCGATATGGAGGTACAGTTTACGCCTAAAAATGGCACCCGAATATACACCGTGTAAGAAATGTGCACAGTGAGGTGGGGCGGCATTATTTATACATAAAGCATCCTGCCATGGTGACACGGACAGAGTAACAACGTGAATTTTTCAATAAAGCAATTTATTGTTGACTTTTTGAAACATTTAGCATATACTAGGGATGTAACAAATATTTGTTACGTGTTACAATGCTTAACAGGCCCCTGGTAGTAAGCGTCCCATTGATAAGGGAAGTGCTGAATCCAGGGGCCTCATTTTATTTTAATGGGGTGAAACTGTGATTAAAACTGCAATACTGGTTGATGGCGGATTTTACCGCAAGAGGTCAACATATCTATGGGGGAAGCTAACCGCAGAGCAACGCGCGGCAGAACTTTATGCCTATTGTCAAGCCCATATAAACGATTGCCCAAAAACGCCAAACGAGCAACGACATTTATACAGGGTTCTTTATTATGATTGTCTTCCAATAAAAAAGAGCCTTTTCCATCCGCTTCAAAAGAGAAACATAGATTACGGTCGTTCCGATACATATAAATGGATGGAACAGTTTTTGGAGCAGATAAAAACTAAGCGAAAATTTGCCTTGAGGCTCGGAGAGTTATCTGACGCTTTCGCAGGGATTGGCCTTAAGCCAGAGGCTACAAGAGATCTTTTTCAAGGGAAAAGGGGATTAGAAGATATTTGTGAATCCGATTTATCATTCTCCCTTGGTCAACAAAAAGGCGTTGATATGAAAATAGGGTTGGATATTGCCTCGTTGTCATACAAGCGTTTGGTCGATCAGATTATCTTGATAGCCGGCGATAGCGATTTTGTTCCCGCAGCTAAATTGGCAAGACGCGAGGGGATAGATTTCATCTTAGACCCCATGTGGGCAACAATTAAAGGAAATTTATTCGAACATATAGACGGTTTAAAATCGCCGTGGAAGAAAGCCCCTTCAACCTCAATTGTTACTCCCACGATTAAGGAACCTTTATCGCTTAAATAAAAAACGCCCCGCTCCTGCGCCAACAGGAACGAGGCGGGCACCGTCGGCCAGATGGCCATACAGTGTGGCAATAAACCATCCACATTGTACCATCTGGCCCCGGGAAAATCAAGTCCCGGGCATTTTTATGCCCAATTTTAAGGGGGATGGTATAGAATGGCGAGAAAATCCATAAAGCGCGAGAATGGCACAGGCTCCGTGTACAAACGCAAAGACTTAAAGCGGAGGCCCTGGGTGGCGGTCGCACCGGCGGAATTAATCCGTGATGATGATGCCAGGAAAGTCAACGCCAAGCAGATGATAATCGGTCATTATGCCACCGCGCAAGAGGCCAAAGACGCGCTGGACGAATATAGACGTAACCCCACCACCAAGTACAATATTACGCTTGCGGAACTGCGTGAGGAATGGATGCCTGTATGGTATTCCGGTAAATCCAGTAAGCTGTGCGCGGGTTATGATTCATCCTGGAAGCATTTGGCTCCCCTATACGATAAAAAGGTGCGTGAAATCCGCACCGCCGAAATGCAATCTATCATTGACGGGCTTCAAAAAGAACGAACTGTAAGGCGCTATAACCGAGATATAACCGTTCCCGCTATGACATACTCTGGTTTATCGAAAATAAAAATATTGCTTGGCCTATTATATAACTATGCCATGCAAAATGATATAGTAAACAAAAACTATGCACAGTTTCTAATCCTACCTAAGAACATCAAGTCGGCTAAGGATTGCTTCAACGATTTGGAGTTGGAGAAAATCCGCAAGGCGGTGGGAACAATTCCATATGCCGACTGGATTCTGGTGATGATTTATACCGGATTCCGTATATCCGAATTCCTCGGCCTAACACCAGCCAGCGTCCGCGAAGTAGATGGGATCAAGGTCCTCATTGGCGGTATGAAAACAGAAGCCGGAAAAAACAGAACCGTTCCAATACACCCGCGCATCGCTGATATCGTCAGCGCCCAAGTCAAAAAAGACGGGAAAACGCTTTTTTGCCGCGATGACGGTACACCGATGCCTCCAAAATATTTCCGCGAAAAATGCTATATTCCAGCGTTAAATTCAATTGGTGTTCGTCCATTAAATCCACACGCAACGCGGCGCACATTCTCTACAATGATGTCCGCTGCGGGTGTGCGAGAGGAAGATATGATTGCTTTAATGGGCCACGCCGATTTTTCTGTAGATGTAGACCACTACATAAGGCAATCTGCGAAGACCTTATCAGAGGCTATAAACAAGATTGGATAGAGGCAAAAACCCGTAGTAACCCCGTAGTAACGTCCATCTCAAATCTTGCCAGACAACAAAAAATATATAGAAAGCAAAACGCCTGCAAACCCGCATGAATACAGGGTTTACAGGCGTTTTCCTCATGGAGCTGGTGGACGGATTCGAACCCCCGACCTGCTGATTACAAATCAGCTGCT